TAGCCGTGCCTGTTAGGCCCTCGTTGACACCTGCCAATTCAGTAATTCTTGCTAGTTCTTCCGACATCTCGTCAGTATTTACCGTTTTGTTCGTATCTGCAAGATTTTGATAATCCTGCTTTGTAAGGTTGGATTTTGTGATGTCTCTCACATCGAAACGTAGTTGATGTTCCACAGCGAAGTCTTTTAGTTCCTTAAGGAAGGCGTACCATTCACTCCTGCTGTCTTCGTCAATTTTGTTTACTAGATCTCTGTTGTAGTAAACTTTCATGTTCTCACCATCTGCTAAACTTATACTGACAGAACCAAAAGTGTCCGCATCTTCCTCGAATTCAAACTCAAAGAATACTGCTTTGCTTGGATCAGCTGTAGCGGCACCATTCTCGTCACCTAAACGGATGTTTGTGAATTGAGATCTTATCTTATTGAACAGATCTTGAGAATTTTTTGGGTTCATATAGTGTATTTATTATCCTGTGAACGATCCAAATATGGGCATGGGAGTAATCTCGCTTGTCCTGTCAGTCCACTTTTCAAAGATTTTTGGATCAAAGTCAGCTAAAACCTTCATCATACGTGTCATTAGCAGACACGCACTTACCAAGTCATCGTGCTGTCCTGGTTTGGCCTTGTAGCTCAATCCGGTGGCAACAAAGTCCTTCATCTCGGAGATAAGCAGTTGAGAATTTATTTTCATCTTGTCGTTCTCAACCAGCTCTTTGAATTTTGTGCAGGCATCGATCTTGTGTTTGGCTGTAGTGTTGAAGCCTCTCCTGAACTTACGTCTATGACCTTTTCTAATTGGTTCTGAAAGGAACATGCCCATTATGTTTTCTTCGCCTATGTCCATCACACGCATCAATGCGGCCTCCCCTATCGTGTTGTTTTCCATTGAATAGAATATTTGTGGTGTAGCTGTGGCATCCTTCTCCATTATTGTGTCATGTATGTGTTTGTTGATTCCTTGTAATATCCTTACCTGTTGATTCATTGGCGTCTGATTGTGATGCCATTCTCCAACCTGTTCGAATGTTGGCAATTCGAAAACCTGTATGGCGGCGAAGTCTCCACCGGTTCCCATGCTGGGATCTAATGAAACCATGTATGTGTGTCCTGGCGTTGGACGTTTAAACCAACGCACTTGCCCTGTCGTTTCCACTGGTGCCGTGCCCTCCATATCTGCCAATATTAAACTTGATATTAATGTTTCATCAAAGATCAAAAATTCACATTCATGTTCTCTACGGAATCTCTCTTCACCGATCCTTGATCTTTCTTGTTCCGCCCATGCATCATCTCTTTCTGGATGTTCGTTCCAGTGTGCTTTCATTGCATAAAAACCGTTGGTTCCTACTATTTTGTCATTGCCATATTCGTCAAATCTCTTGTTTGCTTCTTTCCATATCATTGCAAACTGGTCCTCATCACTGTTTGGTGTAGATGTGATAAGACATTTTCCACCTGTACTCAATGTTGGTGATAGCGAAGTCCAGAACTCTTTAGCCTTCTCTGGTGGTTGCACGAATGCAAACTCATCACAATATATCAGTGTAAGTGACATACCCCGACCTGTGTTTTCTGTGGTCGTGGTTGCCATTATCTTTGATCCGTTATCAAATTCTATACTGTTCCTGTTGTACTGTGTTACACCTGCCTTGATCCAACTTGGCAACATCTCATATGCGTAACGCACCCTTGACATTATGTCTGATGCACCTGCATATTTGTGGGCGGCAATTAGTATTTGTGAGTCAGGCTTAAACATGGCGTACCATATTAGGTATCCAGATGCACAGGTTGTTTTTCCTGTTTGTCTGGGCAACATTGATATTGAAAATCTGTGGTTGTTGTATGCCTCTACCAATCTTTCTTGATAAGGATAAGGTATAAATTTCATCTCACCTTTGGTCGGATGTTGAATCTTCATGAACTGTTTCATGAAATAGAGTGGACCTGTTTTCTCGTCCATGCACTTTTCAAGTTGTTCAACTTGTTCTTTAGTGTATTTGTGTTTCTTGTGCGCCTTTTTAATTTGGTCGCTGTCTAATGATACATACGCCATAGTGTAGTATTTAACGCTGTGGTATGGAGTAGAAAAGTATTACTTCTTTTCTTTCTCTTCTTTGTCTTTAACGGCTTTCTTCATAGGTTCTGTTTTATCGCCGTCTTTGTCCATGTCCAAGAAATCAGGTTTTGCTTTTGTTTCAGCCGCTTTCTGATAAGTTTCTTTGAAACTTTCGTACTGTGCTCTTAGGCTATTAGCAAGGTCTTCTTCAGTAATTTTATCTTCTGCCGCCATTGGATTGTCTGCAGGCGAAACTCTCGGATAAGTTTTCTTTTGTCTGTTCAATCCACCGGAATGAACATTTACCAAACTGTCTACGTCCTGAACCTTTTCGTCTGGTGTGTTTGCGAAAGTTTCTTCTTGTTTCTCCATGTCTGGCTTCATCATCATGTCACGCATCTTTGCCATCTGCATACTGCCCATAGCATCATCATGATCCATGTCATGTTTAGGTTCCATTCCCATCATTTTTGCATCAACAGGTTGTAGTCCTGCCATTTTCAAAATTTTCATTAGCATACCCGCTTCCTCTGGAGTATCAGTGGTGATATGCATGTCTTCTTTTACAGTCTCTTTTGTATCTTCTTTTTTCATCATTTTGCCCTCTCCTGAAATGCTATCTTCGTCGTCGTCTTCGGATCCCATGATAGAATTGTAAAAACCTCTTAGGCTTTCACCGTGTTTCTTTAAAAATTCTTCTCTTGACATTTTTTCTGCTTCGCTATGCAGATAGTCTTTCATTTTTCCTTCTGCAACTTTAGGATTAGTCTTTTCTACATTTTCAACAGCATCTTTGACTAATTCAGGTTTTGTTTCTGCGATTTCCTGTAACTTCTTTAAAACATCGATCATTTCCATAACTATTTTTTTCCTTCTATTGGGTGTACTTTTGTTATTTTTGAGAAAGGACTTGGAGTTCCTACTTCCTCTTTACTCATCACATTCTCTTTTTCTTTCGGAGCATCTTTATTTTCTTCTCTGTCTTTAAGTAACTCTTTTAACAAACTCATATTTGCTTTTGTTGAATGGAATTCTTCTGCGTTTACTTTTGGTGCATCTTTCATTTCAATGTCTAGTAATTTGTTTTGGTATTCTGATTTTTTTGCAACTTGCATTTGTTCTTGGTACTCTTCTGTGGGTTCACCTGGCTTTCTAACAACAATGTGTGTCGCTGGAACTCTTAAAATATCTGAAAGATATTCATGCATTACCCTTTGTGATGCTGGATAATTTGTTGTGACATCAAATATTGTAACCTGTTCATTGCTAAGCCTAGGAAAATCCAGTGGCAATGTCATGATAGGTGTTTTTTTACCTGCAGACATCTTTGCAACTTCAAATTTAGCAAGTGCCGATTCTAACTTATTTGCAAAATTATCTTCTAATTCGCCTGCTACCTTAATTTTGTAGTCATACGACTTTGCTGATTCCGTTAGATAGTCTTTGAATGTGCTCATATGCAATATTTAGTCTTTTTTAAGTAGTTTCTTCATCAATTCATTACGATCAGATATGACAAATCCGTCGCTTTCTTCTATCGGACCCCCATCCTTGTTGCTCTGATCTAGTTTCTGCTTCTTAAGTTGTAATTCTATCATTTTGAGCTTCTTGTCTATTTTGCCACTTTTTGCGTCTATGGCATTTCGTAGGAAATTTCCTGCAACTTCAAAAATTCTGCCGGAATATCTGGAATCTACGTTCATGCCCAGATCCATGAGATTCTTATAGCTTTCTTCCGCCTCAACGGCTAGTTTATCTAGTTCGAGGTCTGAAAGTTCACCTAACCCTTTGACCTGCGGGAGTGCCGCGGCCACTTTGTCAAATTCAGCGTAACTTTTTTGTAGATTCTTTTGTGTTTGTGGATCTAAATTTTTAGTTGATGGATTGCCATTGCTAGTTTCCTTTAATTTCCTGTCTTTTTCTTTTTTGTCTACTTCCTTGAACGCTTCTTTAACATTTGGTAAATTTAAGATGTCTTCTAATTTTTTGGTCATTGTGTTATTACTTACGTTTACCGTTGTGAAACAACTGTTCTTCTGACAGCACTCTAAATTTTATTTTTCTTTGTTTAGCATATGCATTAGCGGCCTCCCATTTGGCCATGTTTATCAAAACCTGTTTTTTCTTTGCCGTACTTTTACCTGCGTCTCTCATATTAGTCTGACTCATAGGCTTAACTTCAACCATCTCCGCATGTTTGCGTCCTTGCTTGTCCTGATACACTATGAAAAAATCTGGAACATACACCGTGTACTTGCCTGTAAATGGATGTCTGTAAGGAATCTTTATAGATTCAGATGCCCACTGATATACATTCGGATGCTCGTCACACAACCTCATAAATGAATGTTCCCAACTTGATCTATAAGTTGGTGTCTTGGTTCCCACGTATTTCTCTTGATTCTTGGGAGAGAACTTACCCCTAGCAAATCTCGGAATCATTAGTCTATGATATTTCTAGATACCGTCTCTTTAGTAGTTAGGCTTTTCCTAACACCCAATCTGCTTGACTTATATCTATTGGCATTCAATATTATTGTTATGAATTCAGATAAAAGTGCTGGAGTGGCATATGTGAGTTGATCTAGTATCTGTTGTGGTTTAATGTTATCGATTTTTGCCTGTGATAATATAGCGTAAGCAGTCGACTCAGCCGCTACCCTTGAAAAATTACGTTTTACAAAAAATGCTATGGTACTATCATATTCTCCTACATTAAATTCGTAATCGGTCTGGTATGTAGTTGTGGTCAGTTTCTCGATTGTTTTCTGTAACTCGTCTTTTTGTTTGGGTGGCAAGTTTGTGTAAAATTCAGCCATTATATGGTTTCCTTCTCAACGACTATCTCAACGTCTTTCGAGTCTCTTGGTATTTTTATATATCCTTCTGTCACCAGCTTCCTGATGTCAGTGGTTGCCTTACTCGTATATACATTCTTTATACTGTCTGCCGCTCCTTCGTACTCTACGTTTGATTGTGCTATTGTTAGTCCTTTACGAGACCCTATGTCTCTGAAATATATAGCGGCCGCTATCTCGTCCCTAACGTTCTCATCATTCGCTACGAGGTTAAATGATTCGTCCTCTCCAAAAAAGTTTACGGTGTCTACTGTTGAATTTGTTACTACTGTGTTATTGGCTTGGTCGTTATTGTTAACAGTGCCCCTTGCAGATGCAATGGCGGCTGTTCCAACAAGTGCGGCGGCACCAACTGAAAATTGCGCCACTGGATTAGTTATTGTTCCTGCCTGCTTTCCAACTTCCAGTACACCTTCCTTGGCTATGCCTTTTAGTTCTTCTTTAACATCTGATTTTTTAATCTTTTTAGCGTTGTTATAAGTGTTTGCCGCTCCCAGTATTGCTCCAAGTATGTTGCCGGTTCTTAGATTTCCTAGGACAGATCCTACGCCGTCTACTATACCGCCCGGTCCAAATATGCTATTGGTTCCACCACCAAGCACAGTCAATGGACTGGGTGAATTGTCATAATTGATTGTAGCAAAACCTGGTACCGAATTCCTGTTGATTATACCGGCCTTGTATATAACAGACTCATATAGTATCTGCATGGTGTTGTTCATGACACCAGCGCCGTCTGCTTGGTCTAGATTATCATGTGCAAAAGAACCTATGACAGGATTTACTAGGGTCATTGATGTGAATCTCTTTTTGTGTAGGACAAATATTTCTACACCTCTTAGGTACGGCTTTTTCCTTTTTTTAGGCGTGTCCATACCAAATTTGTTTGTTACCCGTGCTTCGATTGCATCGTAGTAATCATCTTTTGTTGGGGTGATTCTCGCATCAGTGTTCATGCCTACTGGGTCTGCTATTTGGTACTCGTAGTATTTCTTCCAGAATGCATTGACGGTGTCTGCGTGATCATCGTGGAAAGTTATGTTCACTGGTTCATATGCAATTCGTGTTGCGGCGTACATCTTCTTGTTGTACTGCACTTTCTCTTCGTAGCTCAAGTCATACTTGGGTAGGTCACATGCTTTGACCAACATGTTCAATTGAAGTTTTTCATGTGGCTCGAAGCCATTGACAAATAAGTTCTCGTCAGTGTTGAAAACAACATGGAACAGAAATTTCTGTTTTGGCATCAACTTGAAATTGTCGTCTATGTACAATCTCGATGCGTGTTGGTAGTCTTTCATTCCTGGAAGACCGTCCTGGAAACCCTGTAAGTAGTCGTTTATTCTTGGCATACTGTTATTTATAGTCACAAAAAAAGCGCCTATAAAGACGCTTTTCCTGTTATAATTGCTAACTTAATCTTGTGTGTTACTGTCCACCACCAGTACTTAAAGTACCGATTGTTCTAGCCACCGCTGTGCCTAGTCCTGTTCCCTGTGGTGTCTGTACAGCGTTGTCATATCTTACAGACAATGTGATAGTTGCTGGTTCTGATACATTATATGCCAATGTATTGTAATTGACATTTTCGATGTATGCTCCAAATAGCTCAAAAGTGTCTAACACGTTAGGTGCACTTGCTCCGTTACCACCGTCTAACATTTCAATTCTAGTTGTGAATTTGTAGTCAATACCTGATGCCGCACTTGATTGTTCAAAGAAGTCGAATTGTTTCTGTATCTGTTCACCGACTAATTTTGTTACAGAGTTATTTACGTCATCTCTTAGAGTTATTGTTATTGGATCCCAAGTGTGTTTACCTGCAACATATACTCTTGAGTTGTAAACATCTAGTGTAACTTGATCAAAAGTTAAGTTAGGTCTTGTTATATCTATCACTTGTTTTGTTAGTTCTGATCTTGGTGTTGATACTCCAAAATTTTCCAGGATAGCTCTAAAACGATACTGAAGTTTTGGCATCAATAGACCTTGTGATGCGGCGCTTTGATCGTTTGCTAAAGGTACTGTGAATTTTGATAATGTTGATATTGCCATGTTTCTCTCTCCTATTTATTCAAAATTATTGACCTAATTTTGCAATTTCTCCTGTGTTTTTGATTCTCAATGGTATGTAAATGAATTCAACTGATTTAATCGGTTCAATTGCTATATCTACATACAATTCGTTTCTGTCAATCCTCGTAGGTGTGTTGTTCGTCTCATCACAAACTACTAGGAAGTCAAACAATGCTCTCTGACCTGTCAACTCTAACAAGAATGATTCTATCGCACCTTTGATTTCATTTCTAGTTAATTCATCGTTCGGTTCAAAGATAAATGGTTTAGCGATTGAGTTCAGTTGTGATCTTAAGAACACCGCTAATCTTGATACGTTTATTCTATCTAGAGCTGAACTTGCCGATGTTTTAGTTAAATTACCAAAGTTTACAATTCCTGCACCTGCAAAGAATGTAATTGGATTTATTTTTACTTCATGCATTGAATCTCTCACTGACTCCGTAACAGATATAGTTTTGAACTCACCTGTTGATGCATCTATGTGACCAACCGCTGTTGCGTTGTCAACTACACCTCTTCGCGTTCCTGATGGAGCGAACCATGGAAATGCAACGCTATCGTTGTTTGCCAATGTTCTCAACATCATGTGCGATGGTGGTACAACAATCGTTTTTCCTGTGTTATCTGTTGTTTGTCCAGATGGATAAAACATACCTAGGAAATCACTTGAACTTACTAGTCCGTCTTCACCGTTGTCTAGTGCTCCGGCTGTGTTGTTCGCATAATTTTGAATTGCTGTTGATGTTCCTTCTAATCTAAGTGGAGTGTCACCTACTACAAATGAAGTGTTGTTTCTGTCTGTATTTAGGTTAATCATGTTAGCGATCAATTCTGGATAGCCAGGACAAGCAATTACGTTGTATCCTCTTTGGTCTTCTCTAATTGCTTGGTTTGTGTCTATCTCAGACTTCAATTGCTCTACTACAACTTTTCTCTGTGCTTTTCTACCGAAAGATCCAGAACCGTCTGCGTTGTTGCTTGATTTAGTTACCCATCTGTCTGGGAAATAAGTTGCAACAGACTCGTTGCTTTGTCTTATGTTACCTAAACCTGCTGAACCGCTTCCTGGATATTTTGTAGTTGTAATGTAGTTGTTTTTGTATTCTTTGACATTGTAACCAGATCTTCTTGTGTTCCAAAGCAATATACCCTGTGGGAATAAATCTGGATTTGGAGCATCTGGATCTAAGAAGTTATCACTCAATAAATCTTTGATGCTACTAGAATCTCCTGCACCGCCTGTCTCAAGTGAATCTGCTTTTTCTGCCGATGTGTGTAATCTAGCATCAGCAAAAACAATACCGTCTTCTGTTGTTTGGTCTGTTTTGTCAACCAGTTCCCATGCCGCGCCTGAAGTTGTTACTGCCACTTGGTTTGATGTGTTAGTAGAACTTAAAGTTGCCGCTGTGTTGTACTTGTAAAGTTTTGGATAGTTTTCTAA